GAACCAACAACGGATCTTCGTTTAGTTCAGAGTACGAATACAGAGTAGAAATTGCTGATGGAACGATTGAGCTGCAAGCTGCGGCTCTCGTTGATCAGGGCGGCGAATATTACTCTGCTAGCGCATTAAATGTTGGTAATGGTACTATTGAAGACTTAACACTTGTCGATGTTAATGCTCCGTCTGAGAGTTGGACTGTGCGTTGTACTTCAGTACGACGTGATGGATATGGCGATCCTATTGATGGTTATGCCAAGTTCGTAGTTCAAGGTACGGTTAGCGGTACAGTATTAGATGGTTATGGTAATCAAATCTTTTGGCAATCCAATGATACCATTGTTAGTAACGGTATTTTAAGTTTCTCTATTTCAGAAGGTAGCACCGCGTTTGTTGAGGGAGATCGGTTTACTATTGAAGTAAAGGGAGGCGTTTTGCTAGCTGGTGATAGTTTGACAGCAACATATATTGCTGTAACAGATATTAACGCACCCGAATTCTTTGCTGATATTAACTTGCTAACCACCAAGCACGGGTCTCCTAGTTTAACTAACAGATTATCATTAGGCGCGCAAATAGCATTTTCTAATACTCCTCCTGGAGTGTGGGCAGTACAGGCAGCTCCCAGCGTACCTCGTCGGGTATCGTATACTCTTGAAGAGTCGGCGTCTGGTGGGTCATTAGAAGATGATTTGACATTTGCTCTTCCGGTCAATGTTAGACCAGATACAGATACTAACATTAATTTCTTTGTTACTGATCCAGTAACTGGTGTGGAATCACAAGTAATCCCTAATAAGGTTGATTTTTATGATGCCACAATTACCGCCAATCCGAACTCTTTCATTTTCGGCGCTGGGTATGTGTTCTCGTATACAGTAATTTTAGATGATACCGAAGGTGTGGTTAAAGAAGGTAATGATGGAGTACTCACTTCATTAGGTACCGATCTGGCTACAATCAGCAGTGACGAGGTTGATTTCGGAGTAGACGATTTAAGTGCCACTCGTTCGTTGAAGATTTTCAATGATGTGGCAGCAAACAACGGAACACACACTATTGTATCAATTACCGATGGTGTAATGACAATCCAGCACGAAACCGGTGGAACGTTTACCAACGCGACTGCTGTTGAATTACAGGTTATTGATTCCTCAATTGAAGGTGCTAAGATTCTTTGGACTGATGATCTGGCGATGACTTTAGGACAGTCTTTAAGAGCTACTATTGTTGATACCCGCGATGCTGACTTCTTTGATGTGGGCTGGGTTTCTGCTTATGAAGCGTTAGAGGTTATTGAAACTGACATTGTAGTTCCGCTTCCGTCTCAGACTATTTCTGCTATTTTCCAAAACGGCAAGTCTCACGTAGAGGCGATGAGTAATATTAAGAACCGTAAAGAGCGAGTATTGTTCATTGGCGCCATTCAGGGATTAGAGCCAGCCAACGTATTAGGCACGCAGAATGCAGCAGTGGAAGATATTGGCATTTTGGAAGGAATTCAAGGCGATTCTGTAGCAGAGATTCTCGCTGGAGACATTGAGGATTTGGCGAATTACGGTGTACAGAATGCGTATGGAACAACTTATCGTGTAGTTTACTTCTACCCAGATGAGATTGTGGTTCAGATAGGTGCGGACAGAACATTGGTTGACGGATTCTTCTTAGCAGCTGCGGCAGCTGGTTATCTAACATCTTTGACCAACATTGCAATTCCGCTTACCAACAAGACCATGAGTGGATTCACCATTCTCAGTGACAAGCAATACCGACCCATTATTTTGGAGCAATTAACTGCTGCTGGTATTACGGTAGTACAGCCGGTCACGGGTGGTGGTCGAGTTGTTCGTGGACAGACTACTACTAATAGTGGATATCTGGAAGAAATTGAAATTAGCATCGTCTTTATTCGTGACCGTATTGCCAAGAATATGCGGCAGGCTTTCCAGGGTTTTATTGGAACTGCCGAATCCAGTCTTTTAAAGGGATCGTTAGTTTCGCGTGCCACCGGCATGTTGAATGGTTTTGTCAATCAAGGATACATTACTGCATGGACTAATTTAAAGATTGATAGAGATGAAGTTGATCCGACCCAATGGAACATTCGGGTACATGTACAACCTACATATCCAGTTAACTTTATTTATATCGAATTCACAGTTGGTATTCTTTAATCAAACTAAAGAGGATATAAATGCCAGTTAGAATAGAAGGACCGGGTAAAACCAGGATCAACTCGGTAGAAGGCGACGCGGCTAGAACTGCTACCCACCTATCTACTAATATATATATTTCAGTTAATGGAACATCGGTTGGTGCCGTACAATCTTTACAAGTTTCTGAAGAGCGTGGTGGTATAAAATTCATTGACGAGGTGGGAACTGATGGACACATTGATAGTGCGCCTAACGCTTCGACCAACATTACCGGATCTTGTAAGCGTGTAAGGTTTGATGGGCAGAGAATTGCCGAGGCATTTATGCGTGGATTCGTTCACGTTCATGCGCAGCGAATTCCATTTGATATTGTTATTCATGATAATTTTAGTGGTGCTGACGAGGCTTCTATTGTTATTACTACCATTCGTAACGTATGGATAAAAGGTATTAGTTATGATTATCAGTCGGGCGATTTCGTAATTGTTGAAGATATGAGATGGGAAGCTGAAGGAATCGAAAGTACGTTACAGGGTGCTCCAGGAGAATCGGTAGTTGGTACAACTAGCAACAATGCCGGTATTCCTCTAAGTGGTGATAGCGCATCCAACCCGTATGAAGTTTCGGCTGATACAGGCGATTATCGTGGTGCTCTTGATGCGCCTGGATTGCTTGAAGCCTTCAACGCTGCGGGCGGCAGAACCCGTTAATTTGTTGGGTTTGCCCGTTATATATCCTTCATGAGCTAAAGCTAATTTTTAGCCATATACAATAGGAGTGTAAGCATGAGTAACGGGAAAAGGGTAAGAGGTATTTCCAGCCCGATGGGCAGATTAGCGTTTGCGCAACAAAAAGAACAAAAAGTCTTAACCGTAGATGATCCGACCGAACCAGTGGAACCAACCGAGGAAGATGTGGCGGAAGATGCGGAAAGAGCACTAATTGAAACCGTAGAAGCTGCTCGCCGAGAAAAGCGTGAAGCTCAGTTAAAAGCTTCTCCTAACGCTATTCGCAGATTAGAGATTTTGACTGGTATTGGTAGGTTAGGAGCTGAGGTAGATATTGATGGGGTGGTTTTTTCCATACGATCGCTTAAAGGCAGGGAAATGCGTGATGTTATGGTGGCAATATCACAGGTAGATAATGCAATTGAGCAAATATTTGAGGTGCGGGCTCAGACTATTGCTAGAGCAATTTCTAAAATAGATAATCAGCCTTTTGATCTTGTATTAGGTTCTAGCGATTTGGATGATAAAATTCTATTCGTACAAGAGTTAGATGAAAATGTATTAGTAAAATTGCATAATGAATATACCGCAATGGTTAATGCTAGTAATAAAAAAGTAGAAGAAGATTTAGGTACTACCGCTGAGGAGGTCGTAGAAAGCGTAAAAAAATCGTAAACGACATAGAACACAGATTCATATGGGATTTATGTAAATTATATAAGAAATTACCAGATGATCCGTGGTTTGAAGACATTGATGAATTTCAATGGCTTTGGATGTTCTATTCGTGGATAGCCGACAAGCAAGAGCGGCACGATATGTATCACGATTATGGAACTTTTGTGGGATCATTTTCCAACCCCGAGATGGCACAGAGGATTTGGGATTCTAAAAACCCCAAATTCGTATCTACTGATGAAGAATTTGAGGAATCAACTAAAAATGTTATGGAGATTGGTAAACAATTGGCAGCAAGTCAACCTAAACATCGTAGGCATCGCAGAAGGAAAGTGCTTAATAAATAGGATGTTAAATGGCTGATACTATTACAGACTTGTCAGCTGACGCTATTCAAGCAATTAAAGATAAAGTTAATTCTTTAAATGAAACTGTTGATGGTTTTACTCAACACGTTGATACTGCAATTACTCATTTTAAAGATCTTGCCGGTGTGGTGGGTTCTATCACTGATAGCGCCCAAAAATTTAGTGGCATATTAAAAAAGGGGTTTGATGGGTTTGTTGACGGAGCTAAAGAGGCTAAAGAGGGTGTTGAAAAGTTAACCTCTCTGGTGGGAGAGGGAGGGGCAGCCTTTACTAAATTTTGGAATGAAATAAACAACCCAAGAGCCGCCAAAGAAGCAACCGATGGTATTAGAGATTATGCTCAAATAATAGGCACTAGCGCTGTGGTACGAGGGCTAACCGGAATTGTTGGTGCTGCTGTTCCCGCAACTGCCAGCATGCTTCTTTTAGGAGAAAGCGCCAAAGATAGTACCGGCTCTATTGCTAAATCTGCTGCGAATATTAAACTTTTAACTGGTGCTATTCCAGGTTTGGGTGAAGTTTTGGGTGGACTGACAGAGGGTTTTTTTCAAAACTGGGAAGCAGTACGTGATGCTGAGAATGGTTTAAGACGCATGTTGGCAGCTTCTGGCGATTTTAATTCAGTGTTTGGAAAATCTACTGATATTACCGATAATTTAGGAACATCTTTACAGCAGTATTATACATATTTATACGACGTAGGTAATCGAACCGGAGAAACCACCGATCAAGTTGCCAAATATCAAAATGAGCTTGGTAAAATTACTAGTGCATATACAACGATGGTTGATTTAGAGCCAAACAAACCGGTTCAATTATTAGATGCCGCAATTAGAACAGCTAAAGGTACTGGTCATGGCTTTAACGAAGTATTTAAGGTTATGAATGACCAGTTCCGTCGGTTTGGACAAGTAGGTAAAGAGCCGTTAGGGTTGTTTGCCCAGATGCATTATGCGGCACAAAATTTGGGTATCAGATTAGAATTCTTGACTCAAAATGTTGACACAATTTCTAATAGTTTCAGAGCTTATGGAGATATGACTCAAGGCGCATTAAAACTTACTGAACATTTTTATGATGCGTTTAAAGGTGTAGAGGGGTTAGGACCGGAAACTATTCAAAATATAATAAAGGGAGTTTCCGGGTCAATAGAACAACTTAATGTGGCTCAAAAAGCTTTCTTATCTGCTCAAACTGGTGGTGCTGGCGGGTTGCGCGGTGCATACGAAATAGAAATGAAGTTGAAAGAGGGTAATATTCAAGAAGTTTATGGCTTAATGGAACAAGCCTTAAAACAGCAGTTTGGTGGAAGAATTACTACATTAGAAGAGGGGGCTCAGAGCGATACGGCGGCTGCCGAATTAACTCGTGAAGTAGCGTTTTTAAGGCAAGGACCATTCGGTGCCATGGTGAAGAATGATGCCGAAGCATATCGTTTATTAGAATCATTTAAAGCTGGAGAGACTCCCGAGGGCATTAGTCCAAAAGAAGCTTTTCAAAGTGCCATGACTGAAAGCGAAAGTATACAACAGCGGCATACCACAATACTTACTGGTATTGAAAACCAAGTTACTACAACCGCCAATTATGCTAAACAAATCAGTATCGAATTGGGCAGACCTTTCGTTGGTGTTGGTGCTAGTTCTTTGTTTGGTTCATTTGACGAAAGATTAAGGAGCAAACCAGCCTCTCCAATGGGGGTTGTAGAGCAACCATTAGACGTAGATACTGCTATGCAAAACATGAGTATTCAACTAGTTGATTCTATAAAAGATATTAAACACGCAGCAGTTGCTGGTTCGGCAAATATTCTACCAGAGCTGGCTAATACTTTTGGTATAGATCTCGAAAAAATACGCGCGAAGTTTGAAGCATATTCCGATAAAATGAAAGATAAAGAAGGTTTTGAGAAAGTGCTGGCTTTTGCTGGTGATTTTTTAAAGGATACGCTTGGTACGCGTGAGATAAGTAAACAAGAAGAAATACGTAAAGCACCACAAGCATTACCACAAACAAAACCACAAGCAACAGAAGTCCAAGGTGCAGAAACAACTGTTCGTGGGCAAAATCAAGTTCTACACCAGCGTATTCATGTTACTTTCAAGCTTGATCCTAATAAGTCAGACTCAGGCGAGACAACTTTTGAGAACTCTACCGAATTTCCTAACCCATCAGCTCCAGCCTCTGCTATTTCTCCGTCAGAAGTTTCTGTTAAAACCTCTGATACAGGATATTAATTATGCCTTTTCCATTTTCACCTACTGATGCATTTGAAGCTGGCGCCTTATTAGGAACCGGGAAAGCACAAGAGATAGGTACCGGTTTTGGCTTTGCAGCAGATGTTCCGCCCACCCCTAGTGGTTTGGGATCCAGACAAA